CTTGTTCTTTGAAAACCTGCCTATAATATTTTAAACTATAGAATAGAGAATGAGCTTTTTAATGAGGGCTTTTGAAGAAAGGTAGAAAGGGCAAAGCCCAGGGGGAGGGGGCGCAGGCTGGAAAGTTTCAGAATATATTATATGGTTACCCTGCACAATTTTATAAAAACTCCAGAAACATTATGCAATTCAAAGCTAAAATAATTAAATTTGGTAATAGCAAAGGAGTAGTTATTCCTGCTAAACTTCTAAAGGAAGCTAAAAAAGAATTAGGAGATGTTATAACATTGGAAATAGTAGGGGGCGAAATCAAAAATAAGAGAGTGGTAAGTGTTGATAGTGTTTTTGCAAAAAATGTTACACTAAACAGGGAAAGTGAAACATTTTTAAAAAATAGTGCAAAAGTGTAACATTTAGTATGGTAAAAATACAATCTGATACATTACAAAAGAGGTTGGGATTTAATCCTCATCCTACACAAAAAGAAGTATTAAAGCATTTAGATAAGAGGGAGATTGTTCTTAATGCTGGTAGGAGGTGGGGGAAAAGTGTTTTGGCTGCCTATCTGGCTTTTGGTAAGTTTTTAGGCGATAATCAAAGGATTTGGCTGGTTGCTAATACTTACGATTTAACACAGAAGATATTTGATTATATTGTTAGGTGGATTGCTAAGGAGTATCCAAGTTTGCTGCCAGGAGTTTCTACAAGGATTCCTCAGCAGATTGTCTCTCCTTGGGGTAGTTTTATAAAGTGTAGGTCCACTGAGAATCCTCAGGGGCTGCTTGGCGAGGAACTGGATTTAGTGATTATTGATGAGGCAGCTCAGATTAGTCGTGATGTCTTTAACAATTATATCTTCCCTTGTTTAACAAGCAGGGAGGGTAAATTGATACTTATCAGCTCCCCTTGGGGTAAGAACTGGTTTTATGAGGAATGGGTTAAGTGTCGGGACTGGGAGTTAGGAGCAAGTTATACTTTTAAAACTTCTGATAATCCTTATATTAAAAAGTCCGAAATAGAATTAGCTAAGCAAAGGTTGCCGTTAAGGGTTTTTCAACAGCAATACGAAGCAGCGTTTCTTGATGATGCCGCTGGTGTATTCAGGAATATTAGGGAGCACATAGCTGGTGATTTGGAAGATGTTAAAGAAGGTCATCACTATGTTATGGGTGTTGACTTAGGGAAGTTTCACGACTTTACAGTTATCAGTGTTATTGATACAATTAACAATCATTTAGTATATTTTGAGAGGTTTAATAAGATTGACTGGAAGTTTCAAAGGGAGAGGATAAAGAATATTGCCAGGAGGTATAATATGGCAAGGGTTGTTATAGACAGCACTGGTAAAGGAGACCCAGTTGTTGATGAGCTAATGAGTGAGGGATTTTTAGTTGAGGCATACAATATCAGTTCAAATAGAGCCAAAAGAAACTTGGTTGAAAAGTTAAGCATATTTTTAGACAGAGGTCAGATTTCTTATCCAGCTATAGATGTATTGATAGACGAGCTTGAAAGTTATACCTATCAAATGACTGACAGCGGTAATGTAAAGTATTCCTCTCCAGAAGGGCTTCACGATGATTGTGTTATGAGCCTTGCGTTAGCTGTATGGCAATTGTCTGATGTTAAAACCTTATCCCCTATTCAGCAAAAATTATTAGAGACAAAGGTCGAAGTTAAAATTAAAAATTATTATATGTAAAAAATAATTTTATGCCAGTCCCAAAACCAAAAAAAAGAGAAAACCAAGCAGATTTTATATCACGTTGTATTAAAGATTTATCAAAAAAAGACCCAGAAAGACCACAAAAGCAAATAATTGCTATGTGCTATTCTCAATGGCGTAATAAAAATAAATAAATATATGGACATAGAAGCAAAAAAACAAGAACTTATAAAAAGAAGTCAATATCAAAAAGACCAGTTTATCAACAAGCTGGTAAACGAGTTATCAATTTTTCTGCAGCAGCAAAAAGAGTTGCAGGAAGATTTAAATGACTTGGAAAATTTAAAAAAGCCAGATAAAAAATAATTTATGGAGGAAACAATTTTTGAACAAATAGTTAACGAGATAGACGAGTTTGAAAATAGGGAAATTAAATTATCTCCTACCTGCACCTTCAATCAGAAAGATACAATAGACAGAATTATCAACTACAATAATTCCACTTTTTTAGATGGAAGTGATATTGACCACGATGGGCTTAAAAGATATTTCTTCAATATTACCTATAGCAGGAGAAAGAATGCCACAAAGGCAATAGATTTGGATACTAAAGATTTTATGTTTGTTGGAGAAGATGGTGAGGATTATTATCCAGTTTGGTTTTTTGAGAAAGAGTTTAAGCAATGGGTTAAGGAAAAGGGATATGGAAAGTTCCTTAATAAAATAGTTGATGACTTGCCAACTTATGGTTCTGTGGTTGTTAAGAAACTAACAAAGTATTCAAACGATGCCCGTGATATGATAGTTGATTTAAGGAACCTTTACAACGAGCAGTCAGCACCAACCTTAAAGAAAGCAACTTATGTTATTGAGAAACACAACTATACACCGTCAGAATTTAAAAAGAATAAATGGGATAATATGGACGAAGTATTAAATGACTTCTATTCCAGAAAAGAAGGAAAGTATATTGAAGTTTATGAAAGATACGGAGAAGTTCCTGAAAACTGGATTTATGAAAATGGAGACCCAAATAATTATGTTCTATCAGTTTTTATTGTCTATTTCTACGAAGGAAGTAAAGATGGAATAATCTTGTTTAAAGACGCTATTGATGAGATTCCTTATGAGGAATGCCACTTTGACAAGATTGATGGCAGGTGGCTTGGCAGGGGAATAATTGAGTCATTGTTTGATGTTCAAGTTAAAAAGAATGAAATCACTAATCTTTACGGAAAGGGATTGTGGTGGAATTCTTTGAAAATTTACCAAACACAGGACGAGACAATTAAAAGAAACTTGCTTCAGGAAGTATCTAATGGAGATGTGATAAGCACCCGTTCACCAATAGCTCCAATAGCTAACGAGGAAAGAAACTTAAGTTCCTATATTCAGGAAGATGCAAAATGGGAAAGATTAGCAGACCAAATAAGTTTCTCTTATGCCCCTATAACTGGAGAAAGGTTGCCGTCAGGAACACCGTTAGGTTCTGCAGTATTGCAATCACAAGCTGCTCAAAGTTTCTTTGACTACATAAGAGAAAACATAGGTTTGTTCTTAAAAGATATTATCTGGAATTTAATTATACCCCAGTTTAAACAAGAGAAATACGAAAAGCATATTATAAACTTAAAAGTATTATCACCAGAAGAGATAGCTAAAATAGACAAGATAGTTGAAAATTATGAGTATAATAAAAGATTATTAAGCATCATCGGACAAGGAAAGTTGCCAACATATAAAGATGCAGAAACAGTAAGAGCAGTAGTAAGGTCAGCTCTCCAGCAAAATAAAAACAGATATGTTGAAATACCCGAAGGGTTTTATGACAGCTTAAAAATGAAAATGAATATTATTATAACTGGAGAAAGTATTGACACTGCTGCTAAAATGACAACTTTACAAGTTGCATTACAAATGTTATCTTCTAACCCAATGATAGTTAAAGATGCCCAGACAAAGAAAGTATTCTATAAGTTGTTAGAATATGCAGGAATTAACCCAGCAGACATTGAAGTATTGCCAGACGAAGCCCCGCCAGAAGAAGAGTTAATGAGAACATTGCCGCAAGGAGGAAGTATAGCTTTGCCACCAACACCTCAAACAGTGCCACCAGTGGTTGAACAAAATCAACAAATATGAAAGAAAAAACAATTGAGTTTATAAAAAATAACCGTGAAATGTTAGAAGAAATGTTTAATGAAAGGATTGAACAACTAAAAGATAGCATATTTAATATTGATGATAAAGAAAAAAGAGATTTGGAGATTAGGTTTGTGCAGGAGTATAAAGAATGGTTAAGAAGTATAGGAATAATTTGTAAGCAAAATAATAAACATACAAATAAAATTTACGAATAACAAAGGTCGTTTAGTTAGATTAGTTAAATAGAGGACAAAACCTCTTTAAAAAATGAAAACTTATGGAAGACAAAACTTCTTTAAATGAAACCGATAAAGAACTTTTAGAAGAAAGTTCTTTTGAGGAAGAAGTTGGAGAAACTTCGCAAACAACTCCAGAGGAAGACACCTCTAAAAAAACAGAAGAGACAGGCGATAAGAAATTTAAAAGCCTGGCTGCTCAAAAAGAGCATTATCGCTCAAAGGTCAAGAAACAGGAGGAAAGGATACAGGAGCTGGAAAAACAACTTCAACAGTTGAATAAAGAAAAAAAAGCTCCTTTATCAGACGATGAATGGAAACAAAAAATTGAATTTGTTGTCAAACATCGTGATGTTCCTCCAGAGTTTATTGACGAGATTGAAGCGTATGCTCGAGGTCGGAGTATCTCTTTGGAAGATGCTTATAAGTCAGAGGTAATACAATCTGCTTATAAAGCACTTCAGGAAAAGGGTCGCAAAGAGGAAAAAATACCCGCACCCTCGTCTCGTTCTACTATCGTAGAAGGGAAAGACATCTCCCAGATGTCTACAGAAGAAATCAAACAAAACTACGATAAAATCGTTAGTAAGTTTATGAAATCTTCTCACCCTAAATACGAATAGAAAGAGGTTTTTTGAGCAAAAGTAAGTAATGTTTAAAATATATGCCTTACGGAGATAGATTTGATACTACTGACCTTGCTGCATTGATTAATAAAGTATGGTCTCCACGAATTGAAAGAGAACTTACTCCAAAATTGGTTGCTGCTGATTTCTTCAAGAATGTTTCTGACCTTTATGTTGGTGGCGGTGATGTTGCTCACATTCCTGGCATTTATGGTAGTAGTGCTGAATTATCAGTCAAAACAAAGACTGGTGGAGAGGAATATACATTGCAAAATGCAAAAGTTGAAGATGCTACTCTTACTATCAATACTTGGAAAGAAATTACTTTCATTATTGAGAAGTGGGAACAACAATTAATGCTTCAAAGTGCTAATGTTGCAATGGAATATTCTGACCAAGCAGTAAAGAAATTAGCTGCAGATTTAGATTCTGCTATTTTTACTGCTTTGAATACTGGAACAACCAATAGCGTTGGTGATGCATCAAGCAATTTAACAGATGGAACTATCAGAGAAGCAATAGCAATGCTTGCTTCAAAAGATGTTCCTACTGATGAGTTAGCATTTTTTATTAACTCCGATGCTTATTGGCAAGACATGATGGGAGAAGATAAGTATGTTCAGGCTTATGTTGCAGGTTGGCCAGCAGGAAGAACACCAGTTATAACAGGAAACTTTGGAAATGCCGCAGGAAGTATTCAGGGAATTCTTTACGGAATACCAGTTTATGTTTCAACTCAAGTTCCTAAAGCATCATCTATCACTAATTTCTTGGCTCATCCTTCAGCAGTAATGTATGCTGTAAGAACTCCAGGTGGTAATATAGTGAATAGTGAGGCTTGGGAAGAGAAACTTAAAGGTGGAACAGTGTGGATGAGTGAAACTATGTATGGTGTTAATGCACTGAGAACAGACTTAGCTTGCAAAATTGTAAGCAATGTTGGCGGAATAGTATCATAACTTTATAGGGTTTTTGGGGGTTTGCCTAATAATTAAACCCCCAATAAACTAACTAAATATATGGAAAAATATTTTAGATACAGACAAAAAAAAGGAGGAGGAATAGTTGAGCTTACAGAAGAAGAGGCTGCAAAAGTCCATCATAATAAATCTTTGGAGTTTTTAGGTGATACTAAAGGCGGAAAAGAACCACCAAAAGGTAGGCAAACAGAAGTTATAAAAGGTGGAAAATCTACATTTTATAACCATAGGTTTGCTGGAAGATAATATGGCTCGTTTAATAAAAACACAAAAACAAAGAGTAGAGAAAATGGCAGAGAATTTGATAAGGCATCGAATGAAAAAGTTGCCTAAATCTTATTATCGTAAAGGTCAAGACGGGAAACCGCATTTATATTATAAAGACATTTCAAAATAATATGTTTGTAA